TCAGTAGTGGAGCCTCCCTCGATCTCTTGTATCGAATGGATGAGCTGCTCTATCCCTGCAGCAATATTATTTTGATATGCTTGTTTAGTTTTGAAAGTTTTCGAATTGTCGCTGATAACCTCTGTCGCGGTCTTTACCTGGGCCCCGTCGAATGTCAAATACCCTGGAGAGTAGCCGACCTGCAGCGAGAGGATATCGAGGAGCACTTGAATTGCCTCTTTGATCTCAGTGATCCTGAGCTCGACGCTGTTGTCGATAATCTTCGCGTCCTCTTTTCCGTCGGTGCTGAACGCCTGATATACTTCGTCGTGTGGATCAAAATATCTTTTCGGGACCGTTGAGTCCGTGGAGAATACGACCTTGACCGCATTCGCGGGAATGATTATTCGCTTTTTACCGAGCACTATTTCGGAGTTGAGTCCATCAAAAGCCATGTCGAGTGCTTGAATGGTGTCGATAGCGTTCGCGAACATCGATATCCCCATAGGTGAGCTCATGTCGATATTGTTTGCAGTCGGGGGGACGATATACACGAACGGAGGGTCCTCGACCTCGAGATAATTTATCGGATCAATTTCCGGAAAGACGAGGGTCATGTCCGCCTCAGTATAGTGGCCGTTTTTGACTTCATAAAGTTTGGATTCGATCACGTACCCGTTGAAAATGCCCTCTACCTCTTCGCCGTCGTCGTCGAGCTCCACTATCGGAACATCAGATCCTCGTTTGTGGGTTTCTACCCTCACATAGCTTTTACTTTTAACCGTCCGATAGTCCAGGAACGCTGCCTCATACACGCGGACGTTGTCCCATGATAACGGGATAAAACAATCCGCTGTTACGAAATCAAGGCCGAGCTCGTCACCATCTCCGTGGATCTTCACCGCGAACCCGCCGAGCGCTGCCCCGTATTCGGTGTACTTGGCCATGTTCTCATTGAATTTATTGTCGTCCAGGATCTTTTGACTCCCGTCATCGGTCGTGATCACTGGGTCCTCTGACCATATCAGGGTCGAGATCTCAGAGCAGACAATCTTCGCGGGGTTCATAGTCAACCGCCGCCGGGTGTTGTACGTCCTCGCGATAGATACAAAGTGATAATCTAACCAGGGCGCCTTCGCCCGGTAAATGTCGAACCACTCCGATATATTCGTGTCGCGCCCTGCTACTTCGGCCGGGACATCACTCCCTATTAATTTTTTCCACATATCCATTACCCACCTCCACATATTACACCTCTCAAGCGATTAATTCATTGAGTCTACGCTCGACCGCATATTCCGAAGCGTCAAGCGGATCGATTTTCGTCGTTCCATTGTCGAGCCGCTCATCCTTTCCGGGAGTTTTCGCCCAGACAGCCGTTTCGAATGCTTCGACTGTGTTGCTACACGATCTCAGTATATGCGCCCGACCAGTACTAAACAATACGTCAAATAGTCGTATACGATCAATAATCGGGATCTTTTTCGAGTTCCCGATATTTACTATGTTCATCTCCCGCATGCTTTTAATGATTAATTGTTCTGCAGAGTCGACGTATGCCTCGGCTATGGTATACCCTCTCGCACGTACACGGTCCACGAATGCGCGGAAATTCCGCAGCACCGCTTCGACGCTTAAATTCTCCGAATCGTAGAACTCGTCAAGGATAACTACGCATAATCTATTTTTCTTATTACGGTAATAGCCGACAGCATTGAAACACGTCGCCGACTTATTCCCGCCGATATCGACACCTATCTCGACGAATTGGATCTTCCAATCTTCTGGGATCTCCTCGATGACGTTGCCCTCTTCGCCTTTACTGTTGTTTTTGAATGAGACATATATCGCGCCCTCTGCCCGGACCCGCAGCCCGAGTATATATCGCTTGTAAAAGACTCCGGTATATTGTGCCCTCAGCTCCGCTTTCCTGTCCTCTGAGAGCGCGGGGTTGTCGTCAAGGGTACAATGGAACCAACGGAAGCCCGGGAGCTTCTCTGCGAGGTATTTGTCAATATAGTCGGTATAGATAAAATGGTTCGGCACGTCGGGGTTGAGGGTCCAGAAATTCCGCCTCTGTCCGTCCGCAGCCGCGATCGATCTGTTAAGCGCTGCAGCGATAAACTCAGGATCGTGGAGGTTGACCTCGTCGGCCGCCCACCCGCCGATCGTGAGCCCCTGCACTTTCGTGAAACTCCGGGTGTTATCCGCTCCCATGTAGTATATCGTATTCCCTAACCAGTCAAGATATTTTGAGCCGTCCGCGTCGGTCCTGGGGATCGCGATGTCTCCCGAGAGCGCCACGAATCCGAACTCTCCACGGATACAGTTCCTCGATACCGTGCCCTGAGTGGCTCCGGTTAAGAGGAAAACTTTTTCCGTTGAATTGATAACATAATCCATGAATGCCAGTAAGAATTTTACCGTTTTTGCAGAGCGGACCGCGCCCTCCCAGACAGTGAGGAAACCGGATTCGACTATCTGGTCGAGTCCGGTATCACCGACGGGTAAAAATCCCATTTTATTGGTTTTCTCCGCTCATGGTGTAACTTCGACCACTATCGTCAGCATAACATTTTTGTATGTCTCTGACGCCTTCTGTTGCGGGCAATTCTTTTAGAAATTTTTTCCACTCCTCAGCCGACTCGATAGTAAAATGTACCATGTCTTTATTCCTTGATTTTAATGCACGAAGCTCCCCGTGAGTTATTACAATACCTATTTTTGTACGTTTGCTTTTGTGGTCGGTATACTCTTTTGCTATCTCATCGAACAGACCATCATAAAACATTACTTTCTCACCCATAGTTTTTATTCCTCTTCCCCGAGCATGTTGAGCGCCTCTAATAGCTCGGGATCTTTAGGCACTTTTGAGGGTCTCAAGAGCTGCCCCATAATGTCCTTGAACTTCTGCAGCCGCTCGTCATCGTCGCCGCCTTTCAGGCCGTCCCTGGTATACTGTTCAGAGAGCCGATTGACGAGGTAAAAGATTATAGCGGTTATCTGTGGCCGGGCGAATTTCTCGACCTCAGCGATCCCGATCTCTTCCTGTTCGTGCTTTTTGCCGTCCACATACCAGGCTTTTTTTAACTTAAAAGCAGACTGCTCTTTGTAGTAATATCCAATACTTTCTTTGTGTAATTGCCGAACGACTTCGCTGTCGACGACTTCCCGGCCTTTCTTTAAGGCCTGTTTGAGCAATGGTTGCTCTCGTTTCATTTTGTAAAATATGGATTCGCTCACGTTGAGCTTTGCGTATATTTCTTTTTCGGTGGCGCCGTCAAAGGACCAGCGCGCGACTAATATCAGTATACGGTCGAGCTCTCCATCCTCTTCCCACTTCTGCCAGATACTCTTCAAAGTCTCCCCTCCGTAAAATTTCAGTGTACGCATAAAAAGTGCGCCCGTCAACATGCTAATGTTTCAGGGCCCTTTTAGCTGGGATAGGGGGAGTTGTGGTATTATATCGAGCTGTACACTTCCCCGTCTTTCACGTACCTTGTCACGCCGTCCACTTGCTGTAACTTACTAAAACGCGCGTAACAGTCCCAGCAAATACGGTCTGTGGTAAGTCCTGGGTGCCACGTGGGTAGGTCTGGCTTTATGTGATCCTCGCCGTATGCACCGCATGCCGGGCACTTTATCGCGTCCAGAGGTCGCGTTTGTTCCTGTTTCATTTTTTGATCGAACCTTTCCCCGTCACTCTCCTCGACCGGCTCGGGGATCGGATCTGCTGGAAACTCTCGACCACAGGCCAGACACTCCGCGAGGGTGTATTTAAGGGCGCCGATGCGGTGCTCGTTTTTATGCTCACGGCAATATTTGCAGGGACCATCTTCCCCGTCACTCTCCTCGACCGGCTTCCTGTACTTCAACCGCTCAAAAATTATCATATGCGCAAAATTTGCAATGTGGGCAGCTCTGCGGATGAGCTCCTCCTCCGAACAGGGAAACTTATTCATCTTCCTTACTTGCCTCACTATCTGTTCTTTAGCGTATCCTATATCAATATAATCCCACCCGGTCTTTTCCCCCTCGTACTCTTCCATCTGCCGGAGCTGCTCCTCTAGCCCGGCGACGAACATCGGCGAGTATACTGATTTTTCGATATACACTATCCTGTTCCGCATCTTTTCCGTGATTTCATTTCCAATCATTTTAAACTCCTTTTTACGAATTTAATTCGTGCGCGTAACGCCCGCAATAGGTCACCCTGGGTTACGTGCTTTCTCTGCAGCGCCGACATGACATTCTCGTCGACAGTGCCCTCTGCTATCAGGTGATTTATAACCACCGTCGGGTCTTTTTGGCCGTCCCGTAGTAGCCGTTTAATGACTTGAATATAGAGCTCCAGGGACCAGGTGAGGCTATACCACACGATAATCGAGCCACCCGCTTGAATGTTGAGCCCGTGGCCTATCTTCGCCGGGTGGGCTGCAGCGACTTGCACCTCTCCGCGCTCCCAGGCATCGATCGAGTCGTCGTCCGATAGCTCTCTGGCCTGGGGAAACCTCTCGAGGATACGCGGGAGCTCATGCTTAAACCAGTAAAGTACGAGCATCGGCTTACCATTGGCCGCATCGACGATCTCAGCGAGCTCCTCGAGCTTCTCATCGTGTATATGCTGTATGTCACCATGCTCATTATACACCGCACCGCTGGCCATTTGCAGGAGCTTAGTATTTAAGGCTCCTGCATTCGAGGCGACCAGATCCCCTTCGGCATACTGCAGCAAAAGATTTTTCTCGAAATAGTCGTACCTTTTCCGGCTCTTTTTATCCAGCTGTACCATGATATAATTATCAATGCGCTCGGGCAATTCGAGATAATCGTCCCCGTCAAGAGAAAAACAAATATCCCCGATTTTCTTGTATATCTTTT